GCTTCTGTAGGACACTCTATTTTTGTTGTGGTAGCATCCTTTGGTATCTCTGGTGCTTCTGCTTCTGGTCTCTCAGTGTTTCCTACAGGAGGTACTGGAGCCTCATATTCATAATCAAGTTGATCTGGACTGTAGTCCATAGGATTATAAGATGGCATCCCTGCATCACAATATACTTTGACGCCTTTCGGATCGTCTGTTTCCAGCATATTATTTTCTTCCACCTCATGTGCCTCTACACATCCAGGCATATCCACAATAGGTACACCAATTTCAGATGACACTGGTGGATAGATTGGTATGGCTTGAGGTGGTTCTAACAAATACTCAGGGGTGAATGGGATTTTGATAATGTCAATATCCCCACCCCTCAGTTTAATCTCAGGGATTTCACTCATTTTTTAGAAAGGAAGTGCAGGACCTGTCGCAGATGGTAGTTTAGGAACAGCACTATCTACCAAACCAGGTAGAGCACCAGTCACGCCATTCATTACTTGTTCTTTAATTTTTTCTTTTACACCATCAATGATGGTATCTCTTTGTAGATATACAAAGACACCACCACCAACAATACCTGCCGTTCCTACAAACGACACAATTGCTAGAGCATTAATTAGTTTTTGCATTTTGTTGTTCCTCTTTTTTACCAATAGAAGGTGCTTTCTTAGGAGCAGATCCATTCTTGGCAGGACTGAGGCCAAACGCAGCTAGGGATCCACTAAACACCGAGGCGATGAAGGTCGGATCAAAATCTAAAATCTTTTGACCGTTAGGCAAGCGAACGTAGCTGAATGTAAGAAGGGATGCAGACCAAATAAGGACTACAACTTTCACTAAATTACCAAGAACTTCACTTTTGTCTTCATCATTTTCCTTCTCTTCAACCACGACTGGTTTTGTTTCAGCCATGTTATCAAAGTTAGGTAACTTTATTTATCTTAATTATGAGGATCGTAATATCTTATTACCCAACCTGTTACAGCTATTAAGACAACAACAATAATAAGTGTAACCATTATGCCTGTGCCTCAGTCCATGAAATTCTAACGTCAGCAGCACGTCTATTTGAACCACGACCACCAGCGATGTTAGTGATTTGAATTCCTAATACTTCAGGACCGTCTGGGAAAGTACCCGTAGGATCAGGTGCTGTTGTAGCAGTAAAGCTATCAAATCCACCACCAAGAATAGAGTTAGATAGTTCCTTAACTTGTCCAAGATCGTATGCAGCAACACCAGTATCAGCATAGAATCCAAAGATAACTTCTCCTCCAATTAGTTCACCGTTAATTCTACCACTACCATCAACGATGTTAGTAAGTTCTGCGTATTGTGCTAGTGATGTACCACCAACGTTCTCCCATATAATAGTATCAGAAATATTTGGATTAAGAATTAGTTCAACGAACAACGCACCGTTGGTTGAGATCTCACAAGAGTTTAGAACCAACTGCATTCTATTAACAAGTTCTCTAGCACCAAAAGAGCCAGGAATACCATTGTCAACTGATGGTGCAGTGCGAAGAGCTAGCAACGCTTTCGTTTGACCAGAGTTAATTTCTCTACCAGTTCTGGTTCCAACCGTGTAAACATACGCTCGGTCATCGTCGTAACGACCGTCCATGATAACAGAAGAACCCCAGTGACTGATCTGTGGTACAGACGTTGCTTCCAGAAGTTCAATACTGGTTGGTTGAGCTGCATCATATGTAAATCCTTGTGCAGATGCTGCACCAAGTGGAGCAAACGTAATATTTGTTGGGTTAGCAGAAGTAACTGCCTTACTTAATGAGATAGAAACACCAGAGATGCTATGAACAAATGTATCAGCAGGAACTCCAGATCCATAAACTCTCTGTCCTTTTTGAATACCTGTACCAGAACTTACACTACCAGAGGAAGTTCCAGATGCCATTGTCAAGTTAACACCAGATGCACCTGCCTGTTCTCTAGTAACACCAGTGAATGAACCAGCACTAGCACGAGACAATGGAGATAGAGCAGAACCAGTAGCATCAGTTAGTGCAATACCAGTTGCGTCTCCAATCGTATCTGTAATTTTAAATGTAGTTGCAGAAGGAACTGCAGCAACATAGTATACTTTCTTTGCTACAATATTTGCGAATGGAGTATCAAATGTAATTGTTTGTTGTCCGCCAGGTGATAGACCAGTAGTAGATGCAACTGTAATAGTATCTCCAGCAGCCTCAGAAGAAATAATATCTTGTGAGAATACAACCTTACCTGTATAGTTTACATACTCTTGTGTACCAGCAGTAGAACTAGTAGTTTTTCTAACTCTTAGTGTGCCAGAGTCAGGGAAATGTGTGGGTGCATCTGCAACATATAAAGTAGTATCACCAGAGGTAAATGTTCTAGAACATATAGTTGCAGGTGGAATAGTATTAACTTCGTAACGAGCTGGTAGGTTACCAGATCTCATGTATGCTTCAGTGTTCTGGTTGTTGTTAGGAATCTTATGTGCGTAGATAACGTCACCATTCAATGCACGGAAACCCCAGCGTACAAAACCTGCACCATACCAAGAGTAGTCCATATAGAACATCTGCATCTTGGTTGGGTCAAGAGTGTAACCAGTTTTACCAGTTCCATCACAACGGTCAATGTTCCAGTCTGCCTGATTCCACTCAGTCTCTACAGTCTTTGTAACTGGTACGTTACTTGCAGAAGGACCACGATAGTCAGGGAAAATAACCATCTGAGTATCAGAGATGATACCATCAACACGGTAGGAAGCACCACGGATGACAACATAGTCACCTGGCTTCAACTGCTTTGCAAACTTAGTTGTTTGTAGGTTAGGACCTGCGAAACTAGAAATTAATGTGCTACCATTTGTTGCTGTTATTCTACCAGATAACTGGAAGGTAGAAGTTCTACGAACAACACTAAGGTTTCCACTCGCCCAACGGAAGAAGATACCATTCTGTTGATCCATCATACCAATCTCTAGTTTTGTCCCGTAAGAATCAACTGGAGTGATAGTATATTCTCCTGCAGCAGTAGCATCTGTTGGAGCAACACTAGCAGTATATTGGAAAGTGTATGGGTCAACAACGTTAGTGACGTTATATCTACCGTTGTAGTTGTTATCGTTTACGCCTTGAACTCTGATAACTGTATCTCTAGTAACGTTATGTGCATCAGTTGACACAACAGTTACTGTAGTACCAGATGCAGTGATGCTATCAAGGTTTTCAATGGCAGGTTCTAGGATAGAACCAGTAGAGAATGAAACACCTTTACCTGACTGATAACGGAAATATCTTTTTGTTTGTCTGATTGCTTGTTGGTTCTTAGAGAAAGAGTTAGTAGAGAATTTAACACCACCATCAAATGCTCTATGAACAGAGTTACCTTGTGGTCTAGGATATAGTTTGATAGTTCCTGTTGCAACAGATCCAGTTGGTGCTGCGTCTGGATAGTAATAGAATCTAGTTGGAGATTCTACTCTAGCAACAACCCAAGATCCATTAACGTTTGTACCTGCAGATCCACCAATAGCAATTTCATTACCAACCTCAAGACCATGTGCTTGTGTAGTGTCTACCTGAACAGATCCAGACATAACACCTGCTGATGGTGTTGACAATGTAATTGTTCCACCAAGATCAGATCCACTAAAATGAATACCAGAATATACTGCAGTTCTAGCATTATCATAGATGTCTGTACCACCAGTTGAGGATGGCCACTCATACTTTGCAGTGTATTTGAATCCAACAAATGCACCAGTTGTACTAATACTATCAATAATAAACACACCATTAGCACCAGGAAATGTGGTGTCTTGCATGTAGATAGCAGTACCAGCAGCAGGTGGTGTAGAACAAGAGACTGCCATCTCTCTACTACCACTAGTAGTTTGAATTTCTGTAATTACAATAGGTGTTTGAGACTTATATGCAAATGGGTTGTTGTTGATCATCGCCAACGATTCCCACTTGGTATCCTGAGTACCATACTCAAAGTCAGTATCAATCTGTGACTGTGGTTGAGAAATCTTTGACTTGTTTACAGCATCATTGTATGTTTCTGATGGTTTAATAGTCTCTTCAAAGTCATCATAAACAATCTGCAACTTGTCTGTATCAGACATGCTGGTTGTATTATATGTCAACACAACTCTTGTAGTAGTGTTGTTACGAATATCAGTAGCAATTTCGTAAGTGGTAGCGGTCAGTTCAGGATCCGAGAAATTATAGATCACTTTATTCTCTGTCACGTTCGTGATAAGAACCAGTTGCTCACGCTGAATACCACCTGGAATGATAACCTCTCTAGCGGATGCATCAAAGAGATAATAATTACTTTTAATGGATTTTCTTGCCATTACCTATGTTCCTCGGATTGATATACTTATGCTTTATGTATTTATCAGACTCCGTACTTACTACGGGTAGCATTAAAGTTCGCAGCAATCTCTGTTGCTGAGAGAGCAGCACCATAAAATCTAAACTCAGCAACATCACCGTCCCAATATTCAGACGTTGGAACTATAGGGTTAACTCCAATTCTAGGATCATTAGCACTATAAGACATCGTTGTAGAAGCAGTGTTGCCTGTAGCATTAGATCCATTAATCCAAACTGTTAGGTTATTAGATTCTCTTTTGGCAGCAAAATGATACCAAGTACCTGTCGAATAACTAGTTGAACCTGCACTAGCAGTACGTCTATTTGTTCCATTATAATCCCCAATAAACCATCCCTCTGCAGTTCCATATCCTATACCAACAAATCCATTAGCATTAGAACTTTGAGTATAGTAAAGAGCATTATATGGATTTGGAAAACTATTAGCTCTTACCCAAGTTTCTATAGTAAAATCACCTGTTCCTGTTGCAAGAGATCCACCAGAAGGAAGACCAATCCAACTATTAGCTCCAGTGCTGAAATGATTTCCCTCAAATGTTGGTCCGTTGACTGTACCATTAAA